TTATACATTATCGCATTTATACGCCGATTTACTGCGATTTACAGGGTAGCCACAAGATAATATCAAATAATTGCAAAGAATGTTCTTGACCTTTACGATTTGTAGCACGATAGTATGCGTGCAAAGTAAATCAATATGTTGTGTCGGTTGGAATTATATCACAATTACAGGGGCATAGCAGAGTATGATCAAAGCGGAAAAGATTGATCCTGATGGCTGGTGGGCGGTCCCTGAGCATAAGAAACAGGGTTATAAGCAATGCAAGGCCATAACCGCCCTTGGATACCGATGTAGTCAACCAGCCTGTACAGGATCACGATGCTATTATCACGATAAGATTGAGCAAGGACTATTAACAGGGCCGAGCTACGGATTAATGTAGACCGGCCTTTTTTGTGGGGTGAATGATGATGGAAGAAACAGATGAAGGCTAAAGGTAACCAGCAAGCCATCTTCGAAGTTATCAAACAATTTACCGGCAAGGATAACATAATTGCCGTATCTCGCCCCTTTGTAGATTACATGGGATCTATTGAAGGCGGTCTATTTCTAAGCCAATTACTCTATTGGAGTGACAAAGGCAAAAACCCTTCCGGTTACATCTATAAAACCTACAAAGAATGGTATCAAGAACTAAGGTTATCCAAATATCAGGTTATGAAGGCTTCGAAGATATGTGAACAGCGTAACTTCCTTAAAACAAAGATAAAGAAGGCCAATGGCAACCCCACCGTACATTACAAGCTCAACTACAATAAGTTCATAAAAGGGTTAGTTAAATTTTTAACTATCGATAGTGAAAAAACTTCACTAACCATAACAGAGAGTACACACATAGAGCACGAAAACGTGGTCAATCTCGGACCTGAATGGGACCACATGGAACGTAGGGAGGACGAAGCCGAGAACTATGAACACGACAGAATGACAGGGACAGGGATTACACCGCTATGATAGATCCAACAGACATATAAACAGCATACAACCGGGTCAACAGGATACTAAATCTCACACTCATACTACAAACCAGAGGAGATGTATTGAGACCCGGTAACTTTATAAGCAATTACAACATATTGTATCCACAAGCACCAAAAACACTAATTCCAGGGCATAGCACAGGTTACACAGGATAGAGATAATGCAAGCTCGTAAGTGTCAGACGGTTAGAAACTATATATTGAGAGGATAATCAGCAAATGCCTAAAGGTGACAAGCTAACAGCGAAACAAGCTAAATTCATTGATGAATACCTAATTGACCTTAATGCTACACAGGCGGCAATTAGGGCAGGATATAGCAAAAAGACGGCTCAAGCCATTGGAACCGAAAACCTTCAAAAACCTTTGATCGCGGAAGCTCTCTCAGAAAAAAGGGAGAAATTATCTCAAAAGACAGAGATTACCATTGAACGGGTATTGGAAGAATATGCCAAGCTTGGGTTTTTAGATCCCCGGGCATTCTACGATGAGGATGGAAGTTTAATCCCTGTCCAGGATCTCCCGGCTGATGTGGCTGCGGCCTTGACCGGGATGGATGTTTCAGTGGTGGCCTCCAAGGATGGTGATGAACTTGAGACGGTTAAGAAGTTCAAGTTTGCTGATAAGAAGACCGCGTTAGATAGTATTGCCAAGCACTTAGGCATGTTTATTGACAAGATTGAGCACGGTTTGGATGCTGATACGGTAGAAAAGATATTGGCTGAGTTCCCCAAGGATTACGCGGAGGCGGTGAGGGCTGCCCTGGCTGCCCTGGCAAGCCTCAAGAAATAGGTTATTTAGATAGGCTTACAAAGATTCGCTTTAATTGACTTACTTAAAAGACATAGGCATTTACCATGATTTATTACACATTGAAGCAAATACAAGCCAACTTATCTTGCTCTGTTGCCCTGCTTTTTTACGTGAGTTTAAATTGATTATTTGGGGGTCTAAGTTGCTGAATTTACAACCGCAATTCGTGTTAACAGATTGGTCATTATCAGACATTGGCGTAAGTGGTTGATATTATTAAGCGGGGTTTTTGTGTTTAACAACCAATAAAGGATTGAGTTAAATTGAGCCAAGCTGCATCACAGACGCAACCCACTGAGTTACCGGACCCTGCCGAGTTCGCGGCTATCCTTGCGGCCAAGTGCCAGCCTGGGGTGGTGGAGATGCTTGCAACCTCCGGCAAAATTGCCGCGCAGACTGATAACCTTATTGATTTCATGGAGTATGAGGGCCGGGGAGCATGGCAAGCCGAGCCCCACTTGGAATTATTGTGCGACAAACTGGAAGCCGTGGCCCGGGGTGAAATAACCCGCCTCATGGTCTTTATGCCTCCAAGACACGGTAAAAGTCAAGTTTGTTCGAAGAAGTTCCCCCCGTGGTATCTTCGTAAATATCCGGATCGCCAAATAATAATTACGTCCTATTCGGCTGATTTGGCATTTGATTTTAGTAGGATTGCTCGTAATACCATCCAGGATGAGCGTGAGATTTTCCCAAGGATTAATGTAGACCAGCAGGCCCGGGCGGTTAAACATTGGACGCTACAAGGCAGATTGGGCGAGTTAATCGCTGCCGGGGTAGGTGGACCGATTACAGGCCGAGGTGCCCATGTTGCAATTATAGATGATCCTTTCAAAAACTACGAAGAGGCTGCAAGTGAGACGGTGCGGGAATCCGTGTGGCAATGGTACAGATCCACACTTAGAACACGATTAGCGCCAGGTGGTGCAATTGTGTTGATCATGACCCGATGGCACCAAGACGACCTTGCAGGGCGCTTATTGCAGGAAATGAAAGAGGGCGCTGGTGAAAGTTGGGAAGTTATCAGCCTGCCGGGTATCGCGGAAGAGGAAGATGATCAGTTAGGCCGGAGACCAGGAGAACCATTGAGCCCGCGTTTTCCCCTGGAAGAGCTAAGGACGATAAAGAAGGCCATGGGGTCATACCTGTTTTCTTCTCTCTATCAACAGAATCCAAGGGCTAAAGAGGGGAATTACTTTAAGGATCACTGGTTTCTTGATGCGGGGGACACCCCCACGTTGCTGCGATCATGGAGAAAAACATCTCACTTTGTCGGCATTTACGCTGCAATGGATTTTGCCATTGGGGAGAAGCAACAGAATGACTGGAATGTGATTGATGTTGCCGCTGTTGGTCCTGATGCTGAAAAAGTGTTGGTTGATCGAGTTAGATTCAAGGATGATGCAGACGGTATTGCGGATGAAATTATCAAGGTTCAGCAAGAATGGGAACCGCTGTTATTTGGCTTTGAAGATGGGATGATTAGAAAGGCGATATGGCCAACAGTGTTAAGGAAGATGAAAGAGGCCAAGCTTGCCATTAACTCGCTTTTTCTGACTCCGATAGGCGACAAGATAGCCCGCGCAAGGACAGCACAGGGCCAAATGAGACAGGGACAATGGTTGTTTCCCTTTTCTGCCCCTTGGTTTGCTGATTTCAAGGAATGGATGTTGGGTTTCCCTAATGCCACGTTTGATGATGACACAGACGCTTTTGCTCATTTAGCAAGAATGATAATGGAGGGGCGTAGTTTCTTTGATAACTTCAACTTCCGAGACTACCCGGAGGGTATGAGGGCATGACCTCTATCATAAAACTCATAGCCCACCCACATCCCCTTGAGACGGCTCAAGCGCGGTATGATGAGGCGATAGTGACACAACAACCGATCATAGAGAACCCATGGTGGTATGAGAATACGGAAACGGGTCAACTGTACCATGCGATTTACGGGTGCATTGGCTGGCCTTCTGAGGTGACAAACGAGGGAAGCTTTTTACCTGGGTACATTGCAATAATGGGGGTTGTCCGGCCAAATGCTGAGATGGAACACTATGACGCCTCTGATGCAAGATTTCAGCTATTAGATGAGGTTGAACAAGATGATGTCCCCACGTTACTCAAGGAGTGCCTTAGATTGCGCGATAAGTGGGGCTTTGGGGTTCAACCGGAATTACTGGACGTGTGGTACGGAGATCCGGAGAGGTTCTTGACGACATTGGCCCTGAAGAATGAAGTCTTAATAAAATATGGTGGGGAAAACAAGGCCATCTCCATTATGCCGCCTGATGATTTCTACACGCCTAAGATCTTCGATAATTACGTGCGGTCGTTAAACTCGTTGGGGATGTCAAAGGATGACCCGAGGTTATATTTTGGACCCTGTACGATCATAAAGGCCCGGATGAAGGAGTTTAAGCGTGATGATCCGGCTATTTTAGCGGTAGGTGGCATGGTTCACTCTCTGTTATCGAGGGTGATGTGGATGAGCCAGGTCCGGAGTAATGTGTTTTCGGTGGAGGAACAGGCATGATGTATCAGGGGGTAATATACCAGACATATGGTGACGGCTCTCTTAGGAAAAACCTTAAAACGATGAAGGTAAATAGGCGTAAAAGGAAAATATTAAAACGCATAATCAAGGAAATTATATCTAACGGCTTCAGGGTTCTTTGCATGTGGCGGAATCCGGACAGTGAGGCCACTACAATAAAAGTAGCGGCACAAAGCTTCCCCCCGGAAGCAAGGTCACAATAGAGGTGGGATAGATGTACGAATATCTATTAATAGGTGGGCATAACGATGGTAAAAGGGTGAGCCGCCCAAGAATATTATCTGAATTACCAATGCGTTTTGTCCTACCGCAGCGTGTTAGCGCGGGACGGAATTACCCTCCCGAAAAGATATCATATGAGATTGAAAAGTATGTACTGCAAAAAATAAGAGGGAAAGACCAGACGTTTATTGTGTATCTTGCCAAAGGACTTAACCCTGACGAAATGATAGACCGCTTGATTAAAGGATATGCGTAATGCCCGAATACCTGCAAATCATCATCACAATAGCCGCTGGTGGCCTTCTCTGCCTGCTTGCCGTGGTGGTAGGGGCATGGATCAACCACAAGGGGGCCAAATCAGGTACAGGCGATCCCTTCATTGGTAGCCCGAAAGGTGAAGCCTTTACCGTCGATACAGGGGATGGGCTTGATTTCCCAGGGGATGAACCGGACAAGAACGAAGAGCATGTGCTTGAGAGGGCGAGTAAGTTCCTGAAAAATCTTGGGGGTGGGGCATGAAAAAGATACCGACAATTTTTAAACGGAACCCCGAAAACATGCGCGAAACCTTACATGAGCAGCATCCCGATTGCGGGTGGGTTTTCAATGGCGAAGGCGTTGCCACAAGGAAATACGACGGAACCTGTGTCAAAATAGAAAACGGCGGGTATTTCAAACGCCGCGAAGTGAAGCCGGGTAAAAAAACACCATCTAATTTCATTGAAGAACAGCTTGACAATAACACTGGCAAACGTGTCGGATGGGTCCCTGTTAACCCGGACGCAAAAGAAGACCGATGGCACGTGGAAGCCCTCAACACTTCTTTCACGGATGGCACATATGAACTTGTCGGGCCAAAAATCCAGGGCAACCCCGAAGGGTATGGTTGCCATGCCCTTGTGAAGCATAGTGAAGCCGAAGTTTTTGAATCTATGCCAAGAACATTTGAGGGCATGGCTGATTTTATGAAGGACAGAAATATCGAAGGTATTGTTTTTCATCATCCAGACGGAAGAATGGCAAAAATTAAGAAACGTGATTTTGGGTTAAAGAGAACACCATGAAGCATTTTGATTTAATTTGTCCACGTTGCAAAGCCGAAGTTCTGGAAACCACGGATAAGTTTGTAAAGGGTCCAGTTAACGGCACGATGTTCCGGCATAAGGAAGGATTTAAGGTTAAATCACGCCATGATGCCATTACCCATGTCCGGGGCCAGAACTTCCAGTGTCCCATGTGTTTACAGCCTGTGTGTACTCCTGGGGGCAATGTGTTGCTTCGGGATAGGGGTACGGGAACGGTCTTTCTGAGCAATGAAGATCCGCCTAAGAGCGTACCGTATCATGTGCCGTTGTTTACCGATGCTGCCTTGAAGAAAGAATGGGAGCGGAGAACCCTGAAAACACAGAAGCCTGCGAGAAAGCGAAAGGGGAAGTGTTGATGCAGTGGATATCAGTAAAAGACAGGCTCCCAGAGCGCGAAAAGCCTGTTTTGGCGTTAAGCGTTCACGGTCAGGTTTATAGCTGTTGGTATCGCCATGGAGAGGGGTTTTTTCCGTATGCACACATGGAGAACGATGTGCCTTTAGGTGTTGTGACACATTGGATGCCAATGCCAACGGCACCTCATAAGTAGAAAGGATTTCCCAATGAAAGGCTTACAAGTCAAATGTCCCAACTGCAAAAAGATAATGCACTTTACGTCAGAGCTATTCAACCCTAACGTGCGCTGCAATGGCTCCATGGTTCACCTTATAAACCCCTGGCGCAAATGGGGATGGCCTTCTTTCGGAGGTGCCGGCGATGGTCGGCTGCCAAAACATGCCGAGGTGAAGGGTACGCTTGCCAGTGATATGATATGCCCGTCCTGCACCATGCCCTTGGCTCCAAGTGGACACCTGACGGTGCTTAATCTTGATGGCTCCCCGTTTGTACCTCTACCGCCTGAATCGTATAAGGGTGACCCCAATGCAAGCGTTTGGGATGAGGATGAGCTTGAGAGGGAGTGGGATGCAAGGCTGGCCCCTGTTAATCCCCCTACCCTTGATCCTGTTCCTTCCAAGCTGTCTAACAGGGACCGGAAGATATTGCGTATGAGAAAAGAGGGCAAGACAAATGCTCAGATAGGTAAGGTTTTTAAGATATCTCCCGGGCGCGTGTCCCAAATTTACGGGAAGATTAAAGATAAAGGGGAACTGAATGCCACTTGATGAAAAATGGTCTCTTGCTGATCTGCCCCCCGCAAAACACGCTGATGTGGCTGATTTTGCATTTCAGCTATTTGATATTGCCAAGGTAGAGCGTGACAGGCTGGGCAAGCCGGACGATTTTCTTTCCAATTACGCTTTATACAGGGGCGGGGACAGTACCGATATACAGAAGAAGAGTCAGACCCCCGTTAATCTCTATTTTGCCAATATCGAGAGAACTGTTGCAAACATCACGGCGCGTAATCCTACCGGAGAGGTGGTTGATTTAGACGGTAGTGCCGAAGAAGACGAGGGTATCTTAACTGTCAAGCTCAAGAAATGGTGGAAGGACACCAACCAGAAAAAGAAGACCAGGAAATCAGCCCGGACAATGGAAATTTACGGGATAGTTCCCGATAAGCCTGTTTGGGACAAAAAACGCAAAAGACCCGATGTTTTATCCGGCGATCCCTTTGCTTTCTTTCCCGCGCCGGGCTATTGGGAAAACCTTGACACGGACCCCCCGTATATCTGTTTTGCTTACCTCGACTATGTGGATACGGTTGAAAAGGAGTATGGTGTCAAAGACGTTGCAGAGGATGAGGCGTATGAGCTTTTAGGGACGAAAAGAGAAGAAATCAAGCCCAAAAAGAGCTATGGGAATCAAAGCCTTGGCAATTATTCTACAGCCATGACCCGTAGCTCAGGTAAGGGTACACCCTCTGACCGGAAAGTCGAAAGATGCCTGATTTTAGAACTATGGGTAAAGGACAATAGGACAGAGACTAAGAAGGCAAGAGAGCCCCTTTTGGATGAGAATGGTATCCAGCGGGAGAATGAGAATGGTGATCTTTTTTACCGTGAGATCAAAAAAACGTCTCGTGTTTACCCCGATGGTGTGCGGAAGATCACTATTACCAAGGCCAAGAAGCCTAAGAAGGGGAGTAAGACCACAAGCGATTATATGGTGATTGATGATAGCGTGAACCCGAACATCAACCCGAAGTTAGACATTCTTTTAGCCAAAACTACTCATCCCTGGGGGAGGTTCCCGGTTTATATAGCAAACAGCTATGAGGATTTAGTCTCGATTTGGGGGTTTGCGGCGGCTGAACAGGTTGGCGATTTAATTGTCAAGATCAACCAGATCGTCAATAAGCTTATTACGTGGGTCTTAAACGTAATGACCCCGCCCCTGATCGTGACGAAGAATTGTGGCATTACCAAGGAAATGATTGAATCTGAGTTGGCGAAGGCTGGCCGCTTGATCCTAATGCCCACATCTCCCAATGCCAAGATTGAATTTATGCAGATTCCGAATCTCCCGGCCACGTTTTTTCAAGTCCTGGAATTGATTGTAAGGTTTTTTGACAGGGTTTACCAGATCGAAGATGCTGACAGGGGGACCGCGCCCAAAGGTGTTACTGCTGCTTCGGCTATTGTGGCCCTTCAGGAACGCAATCAGGTTTTAATGCAGTCTAAAACCATGGCTGTTGAATCTTTGGCCGAAAACAAGAGTAAGTGGGCCATAGGATTATGGCAGAATTGGGGGGTTAAGCAGGAAACCGTTGATGTAGCCGGGACACTAAAAGAATTTGTAGGCATTAATTTTGCTGGCCGGAAATTCAATTATATTATCGAAGCTGGCTCAACCACTCCCCGGACAAGCTTACAGGTACAAGAACAGGCTAAATGGTTGTGGACGACCAAAGCAATCGGACAGAGAGGTTTACTGGAAGCTCTTGGCTGGCCCGGGTGGAAAGAAGAGGTCGAGAGGACGGCTGAAAGTCAGCTTGATCAGGCTTTTCAGATTTTGATTGACGCTGGCATGGATGAAGAGATTGCAATAAAATGGCGGAACCACCTTCTTGAGCCACAGGGGGGGCCTGGGGACTTGAAGAAGGAGAAAGGTGGCATAGAGAACGTCAAACCTGGAATACCCAAAGGGGCGCAAGGTGGAAGCCCACCGGCGGAAGTGAGGGGGGAAGCGTGATGTCAAAGGGAAATAGAATAAAAGAGGCAAGAATGGAGAAACAACAAAAGCCTAAAGCTTTATTCCAGTGTGTTGTCACGGCTTTAGAAAATGGCCACGTAGATGTAAGTGGACCCATTAATGATCTTGATATCATGGTCTTAATGGATGTTTTTACAAAAGCGACACAAGCCCTTATTTATCATAAAGCAAAACAACAAGAAGAAAGCAGAATAATCGTTCCCCAAAGTAGACCGCCTGACCGTTTACTTAAAGGCAGCCTTCACTAAAAGGAGAACCGATGCTCTACACATACGAATGCAAAGAACACGGTGAGATGGACTTGGTTAGGCCCTATTCCGAATGGGACAAGACCCAGAACTGCCCGAAATGCAACAAGCCCATGAAGAAGCTCATTGTACAGGGGCATGGTGCTTCCCTGACGGACGACAATGCCGTATGGCTGCCCTCTGCGGTGAAACTCCTACAACCGGACTGCGAAGAGCCGATAACGACCAGACAGGGGTATAAGGCGTATCTAAAGCAAAACCATATCTCTGAACGCGGGGGAAATTTCAAGATAGATGGCAAGTGGTCAATGATATGACGCTTAAATCACTTACAAAACACATAACCGAATGGTTACGGCAAAGCTTGAATGCTAAGATAACCATTCATATTCACGAAGGAGGAATAAGAAAAGTAAGGATAGAACATGACGTTAATTAAAAACCGGATTCTTTAGATACCTGCGAAAGCAGACTTACCCAAAGCCCGGACTCGATGGATACCGCATTTTTTATGCGCCATTGGCTCCGGGTTTTTTTATTCACACTTTAGGATTCAGGGCAACCGTTTACGAGGCCCGCAAGGGGCAACCTCAGATGTAGATGGCCTGGAAGGAGAGAGAAAATGGCAGAAGAAAAAGTAGCAGCAGAAGAAACTCCTTATCTCGCAACATGGAAGACTAAGGAAGAGGCAGAAGAGGGTTTAGCGAACCTCAACAGCAAGCTTGGAGAGCAGGGGAAAAAGATGGGTGATTTAGACAATGCCGTATCTTCCCTGACAAATGAGCTTCAAATGTCTCAACGCCAAATGCAGGACATCCAGAACGCCAAGACGCAAGAAGGCGCTGGACAACCGTCAGAGGCCCAAGCTGCTTTGGCTGATGTAACGGCGGCGCTGAATGAGATGGAAACTGACGATCCTAAATATATCCCTCTCCAAAATCAGAGGGTCGATCTTGTGGCCCAGATATCAGAAGAGAGGGCGATTAAGACCGCATCAAAGGCTTTTCGGGAAGAATTGAACGCGGATAAGGTCAAAAGCACTGAAGGTAAGTGGCTTGAAGAACACCCCGATTTCAATACACCTGAGATGCAGGCGGAAATTCGGAAAGTTACTGCTAAAGGCGGGGTTCACGATGCTGTCTCCGCGTACTACGACATCAAGGGTCAATTGACGGCTGCAAAGCTGGATGAGATGACCGCAAAGATGGAAGAAGACGCGAGACTCGCTGAACTCGGTGAAGGAGAAAACGAAGTGGGCAAAGTAGTTACAGGCCCAGGTGCAGGAACTCAACAAAAAACACATACAAAACTCCCAAAAGGTGAAGGCTTTGATACGGCCAGAGACCAAGGCATGCGAGATGTGCTGAAGAACATGGCCTAACACCTATGCCTTTCGGGACATAGGAGGATTTAAAGATGAGTAAGATTAATCAATTAAACGCGACAACTGAATATTACTGGCTGCAAACGGAAGCTGAAGACATTGTAAATAAGGCTTCAGCCCTTTTGTGGAAGCTGATGCAGAAAGCCGTAAAACTCGGCAATTGGGAAATTCAGCCTCACGAGACAGTAGATGGTGGCCTCATGATCAAGGTTCCGTTGGAGTACCAGGCTTCCAATGCCGGGGCATATGGGGCAACCACAACCATTGACCAGAGCAAGGTAGATATTGTTGATGCTGCCCGGTTCAGATGGGCCGGTATCTACGGGTCGAACACCCTGAACCTTGACGATCTGACCCAGAATACCGGAGCAGAGGCGGTTATCAGCCTGACCAATCAGTATATGAAGTCCATTAAGAAGGCCGCCAGGACCAATATGGCTGCGGCTATTATTTCGACTGCGGCTGATAGTAATTCCATCAACGGGCTGGGAGACCTTTTCAACGCATCCACGTCAACCGAGTACGGTTCAATTGATGAAGCTGAAATGGCGACATGGGCGGCAAACCTCATTACTACCGTTGAAGCGATATCCTTTGAGGTAATGCAGAAGATTTTCAGGGAAGTTGCCATGGGTGATTTTGCCGGTCTGCTTCCCAATTTCTGTTGCACGACCACGCTGCTGAAGGATGGTTATGAGAGAAGCCTTCAGACCCAACAGCGGTTTTCTGATGAGAAAATGGTTGAAGCGGGTTGGGATAATCTTAGGCATAAAGGTGCCGTGATTGTGGCCGATGCTTATTACGATGCAAGTTACACCGGATATCTTGATGCCCTTAACCTTAACTTTCTCAGCCTGCGGTCCCATAAGGACTACAACTTTACTGTCCCGAAATGGATAAGCAAGGAAGTCCTTGGACAGCCGGACGTGATAACGGCCAATACCCGTTGGAGAGGCAATTTGCTTTGCTCAAGCCGGAGAATGCATGTTCGACATACCGGTTTGACTGAGCCTGCGTAAATCATAGGAGAGGGTTAATACTTTATTAAGGAGGAAATTGTAATGTTTAAAAGAATACTTTTTGTTTTAATTGCGCTCTCTCTCCTTGTCCCCGTTGCTGGTTGGGCGGGTGAGAGGGTGGTGACAGTCGGTGGGAATAAAGCCACTCGGCCTATCACGGACTTTGGGATCAGCATAGTAGATAAATATTACGTTGATTCTGAAAACGGTGATGATGGCAGACGTGGATTAAGCCCCGCGACTGCTGTGGCAACTCTTGATTATGCCATAAGCTTAACTACGGCAAATCAGGGTGATGAAATTCACCTCTTGGCTAATAGTGATGAAACCGTTGCTACGGCTGCCGGTATTGCTGTGGATGTAGCCGGGATTAAAATTATCGGTCATGGGATTGGCGCGGATAGGCCAACTTTCACGTTCAGCACTACCGCTTCCACCATGACCTTTTCAGCGGCTTCTTGTTCAATAGAGAATGTTTTGATCGTACCCTCTGTTGACAACGTAGCTTCAGCTATTGTGGTGAGTGCGGCCAATGTCTCGATTGATGTTGAAGTTCAGGACGAGAGCGCGACGGTAGAGTTTGTTCGTGCGATCCTGACTACGGCTGCCGCCGATAATCTGACAATTTCCCTGAAATACCGTGGGTTTATTGCGGGTACTGCTGGTGTAACTCCCATTCAGTTGGTGGG